ATGCGCTCGAGTAGTTCGTCGAGCGTCTTGTCGTGCTCGACCAGAAGCTGCGCGAACTCCTCGGCCCGCTGGCCCAGCTGCTCGTTGCTCGTGATGATGGCGTCGAGAACGCTATGCATTGTCAATGGGTGCGGAGGCTTTTGATCTTGGCGCGGCGATCAGTCACGCTCGCGAAGAGCGCGGTCAGCTTGTCCTCGGCGTCGGCCTTCTCGGCGAGCATCTTGCGCGCGTCGGAGAGCGTGACGATCGGAGCGGGAGGAGGCGGCGCCACGACCGGCTTCGGCTGAAATCCGAACGGCTTCAGCGCCTGCTCGATCTGAGCCTCGCTTTTCGCGTTCTGGCCCAGCTTCTCGCGCACGGCAGCAAGCTTCGTCGCCTTGTCTGCCAGTCGCTCCAGCGGACGCTTCGCGCGATTGCGCCCAGCCTCAAGAGCAGCTGCGACGCTCGTCGGCCGGCTCAGTTCCTCGCGCTTGAGCGCTTCCGATTTCGCACGCGCCCAGCTGGCGCCGGCGTCACCGCCCCAAAGCGCCCACGCGATGCGGCCGGCGGAAGGATAGCCGTCTTCGCCAGGAGAGAATCCCGTGCCCTGCTTGTCGACCTCGTGCCGCGCGAAATATGAGACCATCCGGCGCACCGTGTCGGGCGAGAGATTCGACTTGTTCGAGATGTCGCGCGCACGAGCGACGCCAACGGCCGTGCCGCCACGGTTGAACTTCTCGCGCCACTCGAGGCCGCGCTTGGCCTCGGCTGCCATTGCATCGGTCGGCGTGAGGTCGACCGCGGCAAAGCGCGCAAGCTCGGCCGGCGTCGGAGGTTGGTCCGGCGTTTCGTCCTCGGGAGATGCGGTCGATTCCGCCTGCGCCTCCGCGGCAGCGCTCGCGACGTTGTCGCCCGTAGCGGCGGCAGCAGCCGGCGTGCTCGGGAGCGAGTTGGTCACGAGGCGAATCGCCGTCTCGGGGATCTCGTAGCGCTCCGAGAGCTCCTTGACGTAGCTCGCCTCGGCCGCGATCTGCTCGAGCCGCGTAAAGGCATCGGTGCCCTGCTCGGCCGCGATCTCTTGCAAGGATTTCGCGCCCTGGCGGTTCTCGTTCAGATTGGCTTGGCTCTCGCGACCAACGTCGATGGTGAGCTTGGGCGGGAAGCGCCACTCGCCGCGGGTCGCGCGCTTGAGCGCCTGCACCGGCGTTTCGCCAGCGCGAGCAGGAGGCGCCGGGATTTCTCCGCGGGCGATGGCGTCGAGGATGACCGCGTTCTTGATCGGATCCAAGACCTTGTCGACGAGGACGCCTTGATGCCGCGCGAACACGCGGTCGGCCGCGGCAAACTCCGCGCGCACGCTCGGGCCGGCGTAATCCTGCGTGCCGAAGAGGACGCCCTTCGGGATGCCGACCGCGATGGAAAGCTCGTGCATCAGATGCGCGATGAAGCCCGTGAACGCCGTGCTCGGCCGCGCCGGCATTGTCTCGACGCGGTCAGCTTGGCCCAAGTACTTAATCATCCCGACCTCGGAAAGCTCGTTTTTCTGCTGCTGGCCGCTCGGCAGCGTCGCGCTCGGGGTCGGCGTGAAGAGGTTGCGCGCGTTGGCCGTGCCGCGGTCGGTGAAGACCAACGCCGCCTGCTGCGAGGCGAAGCGCACGCCGGCCTTCTCGGCTTGGAGGATTTCGTGCAGCATCCGCGCCGTCTGGATCGCCGCGTGAAAGTCGGTCACGCCGCGGTACTGGTCGACGCGGAACGGGTCAAAGTAGTGGCAGAAGTTGCCCGCCGGAACGTCCTCGGCGCCGAAGTAAACGCCCTCGCGCGTCACGCGGTAAATGCGATACGCGACCGGCACGCCGAAGTCGTTAGTGATCACGCCTTCGAAGTAGTTCTCGGAGTCGAGCCCCATCTCGTTGGGGTTGCCGATGCGGGTCGCCGGCACCAGCTGGAGCTTCAGCCCATCGCCCACGCGGCGGATGACGAAGCCGCAGTCGCCGTCGACCGGCCGGTTCTCCGCGGCGAGCTGCACTAGCTTGCGGAACGAATTGCGGCCCGTCGCGTCGGCCTGCTTGCACCACGAGTGGAACCACTCGTTGACGGTCGCGTTGTAGTCGCGGTCGCCAGTCGCCGGAGAGTATTCGGTCGGGGTCAGGTAATTGCCGAACTTGCGGCTCACCTCCTTAACCTCGGGACAATTCTCGACCAGATTGCGCGCCTCCCACATCATCACGACTCGCTCGCGCACCGTCTGCGAGGACTCGCTCGGCTGGCCGTACTGCATCGGAGCGTAGAGCCGATTCGTCTGCGCGGCGTTGTAGGAAAACAGCGCGGTCTCGACGCGAGCCTGGAGCCGGCGCAGCGCGGCCTGCGGCGCGATGCTCTCGAGCGCCCGCTCGAACCACGGCCGATTACGGATGACTGCGGTCGCGTCGAAGGTCTGCATAATCAATTGCCCGTGAAGCTCACGAACGTCGTGTCGGTCGTGTCGCCGTTTTGGTATTCAATCGCCGAGACGATGTCGCCCAGCATCTTATTTAGCGTGTTAAGATCGGCGCGCGTCACGCTCTTGCCGTTGAGCGAGTAGCTCGTGTTGAGGAGGCACGCTTGAATCGCGTCCAAGACCTTGGTCTTGAGCGTCGTGAGCGTAGCAACGTCGACGTCGAGAAAGGGATTGTCTGCCGCCATAAAAGAGCGGCAGCCGTCAAAAGGTTTTTTGACGCCCCGTAATGCTACGACTTTGACGGGGTGAAGCGGATGATTCCCGCGATGGTCGCCATACAGAGGAGCATCGCGCTCGTGTCCAAGCCGTGGTTCGGCGCATTGCTTCTGACTTCGACCCATTGCCAGACGCCGGTCCGCACCTCGACCTTGGCCTCGCCCTTGAGGTGCTCAAGGTAAAGCGGATTAACGTCGCTCGGCAGTTCCCAGCGCAGATCGCCCTTGCCCTCAAGCGCAGTCGCCAGCGTGTCCTTGAAGTAATCGCCGGACCAATTGTAAAAGTAGACGTCGCCGCCCCGGTAGTCGCTCACCTGCGGATCCGAGAACGGGAAGTTGACCATCGTGCCGGTCGCCTCGTCGCGCATCGTCCACGTCCGCCGGCCGTAGCCGCGCATCGAGCGCCAGCCGAACTCCGCGCAGTCGCGGTCCACGTCCGCCGGCCGATAGCCGCGGTCCTGCGCGACACAGGCCGACGATACCTTGAACCGCTCCTGGAGCGCCCGCAGCTGATCCCGCGTGTCGATGCGCCCGAACCACAGCTGGCGATAGCGCGGACCCTGCGCCGTGCTGAACGCGCCGACCTCGACCCAGAAGTGGTCCTGCTGGCGGTCGATTGCTATAAAGCGGATCGCCTCGTCGGGGATCGACTCGCCCTGCGCGTAGTCGGCCAACTTGTAGCCCGAGTCCTTCAGCAGCACGTTCACCGCTTTCTTCTCGACGATCCACGGCAGCGCCTGCCGCTTGGTGCGGAACTCGATCTTCGCCTGCTCGTCTCCCGTGCGGACCAGCTGGTTTTCGGCCTGGAGGAATTCTTCGACTAGGAGCCGCATCGGGCGTGTGACGATTGCCTCCAGCCGGAACGAGCGCACCTCGCGCGGCGCCGCAGGATTCATCGGCACGAAGCGCCCAGTCTTCGCCCAGCCGGCGCGGGTCGCGTCGCTGTCCGCGGACTCGTGGCCGCAAGCGATGCAGCGAAAGCGGCACGTCTCGACCGCGCGCCCGACGTCCCACGTCTCGTCATCGCGGCGCGCCGCTCGGTCCCAGATCACGCCGCCGCGCTGCTCCTTGTGCAGCACCTCGAACGCGACCGGAAGGATCTTGCGGCAGCCTGGACACTCGGCGTGCCACTCGCCTTGGTCTCCCGAGCGAAAGCTTGTGTCCTCCACGTTGCCCGTCTCCGCGTCCATCACCGGCGCTTGGCTCGCGTTGTAGATCTTCGAGCGCCCGACCTCCTCGAACTTCGAGACGCGCGCCACCGCGTGCCCGTAGATCTCCTGCCAGCGCGGAAGCCAGAGCTCGTCGTTTATTTTGTAGCGGATCGACTGGCTCTGCTGCGTCGAGAGGTTCGCCGCGTTGAGCGTCACGAAGAAGCCGCCAAAGAAAATCTCCGTCGTCGTCCGATGCGGCCCCGGCTTCGGCAGCATTGCGGCCACCGGCCGGCAGCGCTCGAGGAGCGGCCAGAGGCGCGTCTTCGCGTGCTTCTCAACCATCTCGTCCGTCTGCATCGTCCAGCTAATCGGGCCGGGATCGTTCGCGATGATCCACGGCAGCCAGACGTCGGCGACCAGCGTGCCGCCGATCTGCACGGCTTTCCTAAAGTGAACGCGCCGGACCAGCGGATTTTGCAGCGCGTCGAAGATCGGCACGAGCCACGGCGACAAGCGCACGTTGAACGGCCCCGGCGTCGCGTAGGATTCCGGCAGCTGGACGTGGCGCCGCGCCCAGTCGTAGATCGGCGAGCGGTCCGGCCGCGGTAGGCGGAAGCCGGCGAGGAGTTGCTCGGCGCTCATCGTTTCTTCCGCGGCCTCCCGCCCTTCTTGCCGTTGAGCTTCGCGGCCTGCACTTTCGCCGCCGAGCGCGCAAGGCCCCCGCGGCGCCCAAGCGCAGCCATTACGTCCCGGACCATCTCAGGCGTCGGCAAGCAGTTCATCGAGCAAGGTCACAAAGGCTCGCTCGGCGACTGCGGGGACGACGCCGTTTCCGAGTAGGCGCAATCGGTCCACCCGATTGGCAGCCCCATCATCACCTCCACGAACGCAGGATTCAATGGGCCAGCTTGTGTGATCTGACCAGCTGGGGAAAGACTGTCCGCATTGAGAGCATCCGTCCGCTGGCTCGTAGACGAATGGATATGTCCACTCGGAGCACGAAGGACATTGAGATTCTCGATGGTCACATTCGCAGCCGTCAAAGATATCCTGTCCACATCGATCGCATATCCAGCCGTCTTCAGTTCGCCTCGCCGTGCTCTTGCCTCTAAAGTCTTCGACTGCTGCGAGGAGCCCTTTAGGCGAAAGGAATCCTCGTTCGCGCACGGAGTAGGCAAGGATGAATAGACGCTTGCGCTCGTGGCACGCGCCAAGTTCCGCCGCGCTAAATACTCCGAACGTCGCCGCGTAACCAAGGCCGTCCAGGTCGTCGATGACTTCTCGCAGCCCCAGGCTGATGTGCCCTTCGACGTTCTCGAAGAAGCAGAGTCTCGGTCGGAGAATGGAAATTCCTCTTGCGATGCTGGGCCAGAGGTGGCGCTGGTCTTCTTGTCCGAGTCGCTTGCCGGCTGCGGAGAACGGCTGGCACGGATACCCTCCAGAGAGGATATCCACGCGCTCGCGAAATTGTTCCCACGGGAAAGACCGGACATCAGGCCAGATCGGAGCCGCGTCAATCTGCCCGCCTTCCATTCGCGCAAGTAGGACTTCGCAGGCGAAGGCTTCGATCTCCGAGTAAGCAATCGTTCGGAGGCTAGGGATGCAGCGACGCAGTCCGAGGTCGATTCCGCCGTAGCCGGCGCACAGACTGAGGTGAGTGATTCCGGTATGATCCATACCATATCAGACGAGCTCAATCATTTCGACGCGGATGACTTCGACCGGCGTGATGCGGCCGTGATTCCATTCGACCGGCGAGATGTCGACCCGCCCCTTGCCCTCGTCTTCGCCGACGATGACGTAGTGGCTGTCGACGGGAACGTCGCGGAACTGCGGCAGGATGCGGACAATCTGGCCCTTGAGGTACTGGCTGGTGTTGCGGTTCATCGTGCGATCAACAGAACCCAAGCCGCTTCGGATGTAAAGCCTAATCTTCCGTTGCGCTCTTCTTGATGGCCTCCGTCTCGAACCGCGCCAAGTTGCCCGCGATCACCTCGCGGATCTCGTCCAGGATTAGCCCGCCTTCGACGTTCGCCTCCGCGGCTGACTTGCCGGCGACGCGCGGGCCGAGCTCGACCTCAAGCTTGAGCCGCAGGAGGAGGTCGAGCTTTTGGCTGAGCAGCTGGAGCATATCTTGCACGACCTCGCGCTCGACCACGTTGCCGCGTTCGCGGCCTAGCTTGAGATCGCGCAACTCGATGTCGCGCCGCATCAGCTCGGCTTTCAGCGCGCCCAGGCTCCCGTCCTTGATTCGACCGAGCCCGCGCTCGTCGCGCCACGCGATCAACTGCTCGAGGGTCGCCCCGGTCGGCCAGTCGTCGCGCTTCTGCCATTCGCGCAGCGTCGGCCGCGTGATCTTAAGCGCCCGAGCGAGTGCGTCCTGTGTCATTGTGTCGCGTTCCGGCAAGATTGCCTCAAAGCCCAGCCCCGTTTTTTTGCGCTAGGTCTTGCAACC